CATTACCTGAGTAGTTAGGTGCGCTATCTTCCGCCAGGATTACGCCCTCCTCTGCCGTATTAAATAGCTTCACACTCACCCGCTTCTCAGGTTCATCAACCTCAGTTGCTACCACAATAAAAGCATAGTTCTTGACCATCACTTAGTAATCTCCGTTCTTAGTTGATACCCAGCCACATCTATCACACGCGACCTTACCCTCTATACTCTGACTATCACCACTCATTACGCAACCACATACCCAGCACTTACCATAACTCATACGCTCTCCTCTTCTCTCTCGCTCTCCTCTATTAGCTTTACCATATCGTTGATAGTCATCTCGTTCACTTGCTTAACTCCTCTCTCTCTTTCGCTAGTTGAACCAACCTCTCGGCTGAGGTTTTTAACTCCTGTAAGTAATTAACGCAGTCGCACTCACTTATTGGGACTAAGTGGTCGCCACATATTGCTGGTGTAGATTTCATTACTCCCCCTTCTCCCAAGATAGAAAATCAAGGTAGCCCGCTAGACTTGCTCCCTCATTTTCTTCTTCTTTCCAGTTTACTGCCCAAGTAGGTGCTTTACTAGGCTCTCTCCAAAAGATTTCATAGCCGTTAAACTCATCCCAAAATAGAATTAGCTTGTGTTCATTACCTTGATATTCAAGGCAGATATGCCTCTTCCACCCTGTCGTATTCTCATCCACTCTAGTTATTACTATCTGCTCCTCTAGGTGTTGCTTTATCTTGCTCATACTTTTACCTTTCCCTTGATAGCTTCTACCGCTTCTTCTAGTGTCCAAGTAACTTGTTGCCAGTAGTAATCACTATCAGATAGAGATTTAACTACATACTCCCACTCGGCAGGAGCTACCTCTTCTTCATCATTGTAATAATCCTGATAGGTCTGCTTATCAAACCAGCTAATCACTATCTCCTCATTAGGATTTAACTTCTTTAGCTCTTCAATAACTGTTGATACTTTCATACTCTTATCCCTTCTACATTAGTAAGGTTTAACTTAACCTCTGTGCCGTATCTCCATATAAAACGCTCAAACTTATCTTGATAAGGGTTAGTATCTTCTTCTTCCATTTTATTAGCGATATTTTCCAGCTCGGTATCTATTAGATATAGACCTTCACCCTCTACCACTTCCCACCAATCGCCATTTTCATTAGCGATATATTTAGTCATCTCTTGCTCCTATCTATCTAAGCAATAGCTATCTGCTATCGCCCTCTCCTACTGTTAGTAGAATACTACACCACACTCCCCTAGACAAAGAGTGTGGCATAGCTCGCCACTAAATTATTTATTCTGTATATCTAAACACTCAACACAAAGCCACTCGCCCGACTTATGCCCAGCGTATAGATTAACTAGACCAAAGCTCCACCCGCACCCCTTACAGAGTGCGGTCTGCTCCCTCTCTCTCACGCTCATTTACTTACCTCTCTCCCATAGTGTTATCCAGTAAGCATTACCCTTTCCGTCTAACTCCTGTGCCTCTAACTTTATTAGAGGGTTATTGTAATTAAGTAAGCTCCACCAACGCATACTGCGCCAAGTGTATCTAATACCAAGCCAAGCCCCCTCCTCTTTATAGGCGTATCCAGTTTTAGTTGGTAAGCCCTCTCGGTTAATGCGTATTTTCTGACCTAGCCTTACTCTCTCGCTAGGCTCTCCCCACCCTTCCAACGCCTCTTTATAGGTGTTATCGCTTAGTAAATTATTTACTTTCACTTGCTCGCCCTCTCTCTCATAATCTGAGGCTGTCCTAGATATCTCCTGACCTGTGCTAATTGGTCTATCCTGCCTTGATAGTAGGCGCGGTCTGCCCCGTTGCCCTTATCAAATCCGCACTCAGTTAACCGCTCAAATACCCACTCTGCCTCAGTATTTAAGAATTGCTCTAACTCTCTACTCATAGCCCGCACCCCACTCCCCAGCAGTAGCCCTCTCCTGTCCACCATAGGCGGGAGCTTATTAGGTAAAGCCCTGCCAGTAGTGAAAGCCAAAACACCGCCCGCACTACTCTCCTCACTCTGTAATAATTAGGTGATTTCATTACTCTGCCCCCTCTAGTGCTTGCTCTACCTCTTCCACCGCTTCAGCGAATAGGTCGGAGTAGTAAAGATATAAGTCTAGGCTCATAAGGTTAATGATATTAACCTCTCCGCCAACACCTAACTCCGCGCTCCCTCTGTCGGTGTAATCATTAGGCATTAAAGTCCACTCCTCAATTATGCGGTTATTGTAGACGGGTAGCCAACTGTCTATAAACTCCCCGCTCCTGTCTTTAATAGTGTCTAAGTCTTCGCCCTGAGATATTTCAAGGCGTATCTCTTCCACCATACGCTCTACCGTCTTATAACTCATTACTTGCTCCTATCGTCTAGTAAAGATTACCGATTTAGTAATCTCCCACCCTCTCCCCTAGTGTATCAGGAGAGAGGATAGGAAGCCACTAACTTTTGAGCTTATTTTAAGAGTTTGCTCCTTCCCTCTATCTCATTGAGGAGAGTTTCTATCTCTCCCACGCCCCACATAACTAAATCGTAATCATCAGCATCAGCGATTACCTTTACCGCCTTGCGTATTTTCTTAATATCGGTTTTATTCATTACTTAGCCTCCTCCTCTAGTAGTTCGTCATCTGTAAAGTCCACGCCGTCTATTGTGTAGGTGGTATTTTCTCCGTCTATCGCCTCCCAGTCCTGAGCCTCATTATTCAAGGCTTGTTTTGCCTCCTCTAAACTGTCTGCCTCAATAAAACAGACAGCCTCATAGGTGACAGTTTTCCATATTTCATAAGTAGCCATTTTCTTGCCCTATCTCTCACTCTCTTGTCTAGTTTAGGAGAGTGCCACCGCCCACCCGTAAGGGTGAGCGATAGCCCGCCACTAAATCGCCTCTAATTCCCAACCGCCACCTTCAGCGACAAAATCTTGAAAATCGTCCTCGTTCCAGTCGTCTAGCAATTCAAGGGCTGAGGCGGGATTTTCCGCCTCCACCTCTATCTCGTAAACTTTAGTTTGTGTTGCGGTAATTGTGTATTTCATTACTTCACCCCGCAAGCGGTTAGAAAACGGGCGCGGTCAAAACGGGGATTATCTATCTCTAAATCTGTCGCAAGGGTGTTAACAAGGTGAGCAACTGAAATGTACATCTCGCCGATATCACTCTGCACTTTTCTAGCAGTTAAAATAGACTCTGCTAGCAGTTGATAATCTTTTCTAGTCATTTATTTATTCTCCTCTTAGGCTCTTAAATCATTAAGGCGGTTTGCCTCAATAAGATAAAAGTACACTACTCTCCCCTAGTTTGGTGGTATTTAATGATAACGAAATGATAACGATTTGCTGAGAGTGGGCTGTGGTTTGGCTGGGTTAAACCTAAGGTAGAGGGTTAGGGATTACGGGCTGGCAAGGGTTAAGGGCTGGCAGAATAAAGGCGGTTATTAAATAAATGGGGGAGGCTATAAGAGCCGAAGCGGTAGCAACACTCACCAAAAGACCTTAACTATTCTGCCACCAATTCCGCTAATCCTTAACCGATTACCGCCCGCCTATACCATCTCACTATCCGATACGGACAAATCGGGCAGGAAAAGGTGACCCCCCTGTGTTAAGTTTTGTCGCGGGGGTAGGTATATACCCCAAATAAATATATTTCCTAAAGTGTAATCAGCTAGTCCGTAATGTCCGTTTTGATATACTTTGTATGTGAGGTGTACCACATTTATAAAGATATTTTGTGAGAAAACGGGAAATGACCTATTTTTCCCGGCTTATATATAGTAGGGGAGTAAAACGGGGTGTGATGAGTTTTACGACTAACATCGCTACGGCGAAGCCTCCGCGATGCCCCCTAAGGGCGAGCGAGGCTTTACCCCTCACTTCGCTGTAGCTCGTTCGGGAGCGTAACGATCTAGTGAAGCGAACCGAACAGCACACACACACTACGCGGCAGGTGTAATAGATTGATCGCTCCACTATCAATTTTCCTCCCCACTATGTAAAGTTATCTCGTGGAGTTATCCACAGGACTATCCACAAGGGAGATTAATGGCTGAGAACTCAGCAGACATCGCAAAGAGAATTATTCTCAATTGCGTTGCAGAAGCCTTCACTATAGAAGAGGCTTGCAAGTCAGCCGGTAAATCTATGAAGACCTACGAGTACTATCGTAGAACTGATAAAGTCTTCGCTGACAAGATAGACAGAACTAGGCTAGGTCTTAAAGACAAGCAGTTCGCATCAGGTGATGCTCACGATCTATCCTTCGCAGAATTTAGACAACGCTTTCTTCATAACTCTACCTTCCCCCACCAACAGAACTTGGTGGATGTGATAGAGGGTAAAGATCCCTCCTGGCTACATACCTCAATGAAGTACGAAAAGGGTATAGCTGAAAATAGAATCTTAATTAACATTCCACCAAACCACGCCAAGTCAATCACCATCACAGTTGATTATGTAACCTGGCAAGTTTGTCGCAATCCTAACTTTCGTATCCTTATAGTCTCCCAAACCCAGCGCTTAGCAGCAGACTTTCTCTACGCTATTAAGCAACGTTTAACGCATCCTATGTATGAAGATCTACAGACTGCCTACGCCGCTGGGGTTGGGTTCAAATCTAAGTCAGCCTCCTGGCAAGCAACTCGCGTTACCTTCGGTGATGAGTTGCGTGAATCCAGCGAAAAGGATCCCAACATAGAAGCAGTTGGTATCGGTGGTCAGATCTACGGTAAACGTGCAGATATGATTATCGTTGACGATGCTGTGACCCTATCAAATGCTAATGACTTTGAACGA